TTAAATTCTCCACAAAATTTTGATACATTCAGCCGTGACCTGTACCTTGCTAATCAGTGACCGTACTACGCTTGCTTGCATCTCGTAGTCCATTTTGTAAATATCGTCTTTTCCCAGGATCCTACGCATTTCCTCTTTCTTTTCGTTGCGTTTAAGTGCAGGGTCGTTTTCCAACTCATTTTCCAACCTTGAGCGCATTTCTAGGAATTCAGCCGATTTTCCTTGTAGTTGCTCTAGCGTTATGCGATTGTCAATATAAAGGTCGTTTAACCTGCTTATTTTGCCCGTCAGCTCGTTTATTTGCCTTTGGTAAGCCTTTCGGTCTATCTCGTCTTTCTTCGTCTTAAATAACCCATCAAAGCTCTCTTTATCAACTTGTAGCTTACTTATTTCTTGCAAAACATAAGCCTCAAGGTCATCCTTATAGTAAAAGCCTGAGTCACATTTTTTGTTGCCATTGTAGGTAGTGGCTCCGATTGTTTTTCTAGGGTGTCTTTGGTGGCACTCGTATTTTACAAATCTAGTGCCATCTTTCCTCTTTACACCCATTATGATTTTTAAGGGAGCTAGACAGTAGCCACATTGGCCAATACCTGAAAGCATATACTTTGCCTGGAATGGCCGAGGATTTAAGTTTTCAAGTGCCGTCCTTTGTCTGATCTTTAGTTCTTCCTGTGTCTTGTCATAGGTTTCTTTTGAAATGATAGGCTCATGATTGCCTTTGTAGATTTCTCCCATAAATTGATTATAGCCACAGTACACAGGATTATCTAATATCACTCTGACAGCTCTGTAGTTCCACGGTATCGGTTTTGGGTACTTCTCATTAAGGTCATCCCTGAGCTTAGTGATAGACCTACCTGATAGATAGCTCTCAAAGATGAATTTGATAGCTAGTGACTGGACTGGGTTGATGGTCATGGTGCCTGTTTCTTTGTGATAGTCGTAGCCGTAGGAAGTCTTAGCCCACATCATGGATTTTCCAGCTTTAGCACGTCCTAACTTACCAAGTTGCATTCTTTCCTTAATCTGCTCCCTCTCCAGCTGAGCGAACACGGCTAACAGTCCAATCATGGCTTTACCGAATGGAGTAGAAGTGTCAAAGTTTTCTTGAAGACTTAAAAACTCGATGCCGTTTTTTATAAAGACTTCCTCGATTAAATAGAGCGTATCTTTCTGACTCCGACTTAGTCGGTCTAATTTATAAACCAGGACTGTGTCAAATTTCTTTTTTTGAGCATCTTTTATGAGTTGTTCGATTGCTGGACGGTTTGTATTGGATCCTGAAAATCCACCATCAGTGTAGATCTTGTAGATACTCCAGTCTTTGATTTTGCAGTAGGCTTCCAGTTTGTCTTTTTGTTCCTCGATTGAGTATCCTTCCTCAACCTGTGAGGTAGTGGATACCCTGACATAGATAGCCACTTTATTTGTTGATTTCATTGCTTTTGTACCCCCTTTTTGATAAAATAGGGTATAGAAAAGAGGGCTTTTTAATGCCTATCTTTCTATACATCATACCTCATGCTCAGAGTCGCCAAACTTTGCGAGCGTGAGGTCTTTTTTTATTTCTTAGATTTAAAGACACATCCACAGTTGCGACAGTGCCAGTTGTGTTTCCCTTTTTTACCCACAAATCCAAGTAGAATGAGTGGCCAAGCGATAAGCCAACCGATACATCCTATAAAACCGTTGAAAGTTTTACGCTCCTGCATCATATACTCAATTTCTTCACTTCCACATTTTGGACAACGTTTTACATATTTAGCCATTATTTCATTTTCCTTTCTTAATTCTGCTAAATGTTTTAAACTTTATAAATATCTACGACCTCTCCGATGGTGCGGATATCGTCATTTTCTGACAAGTGGATTTCTTCGTATCCGCTATTTAAACTTTGCAAGTACCAGGATCCACCATAATCTCTTTTAAGTTTCTTGACGAAGTTCTTGCCATTGATTTGGAAGATACCGATTGAGTTGATATCAACCTGACTAGTAACCTTAATAAATAGTAAGTCGTTATCTTCAATGAGTGGTTCCATGCTATCGCCTGCTACCTTAGCGATGGTGTCATAACTTTCAGGCACATCTTCAGTTCTGAGTTTCACTTCCATGTGTAGGTTATCCTCTTGGAAAGTTCCATGGCCTGCTGCTACCAATCCCTCAACATAATCTATAACGTAGTCGTCAGTTCTATACTTTTCTAGGACCGTGGTTGTTTTCATGCTGACTTGCTCGTTCAATAGAGCAGTAGCATAGTCGACTACATTTTCTTGCCGTTCTTCGTCTAGTTGGTTGTATATCACCACTATATCGGACGAATCTTCGTTTTGCTTATGGAAATCCATCCCTTCAGCAAGACTTTCTGGACGAATGTCAAGGGCTGAGCAAATCTTGAATATATTGTCAACGTTGGATTTTAGGATTCCTCTATTTAGAATAGAATTGATAGTAGAGGCTGGCATATCAATCTTCAATGCCATTTGTCGAACACTACCATATTTTAATTCTATGAGTTCTCTTAGTTGTTGTTCTGTCATAGCTCTTTCTCCTTTTTATTCATTATAGCACACGAAAAATCGTTTGTAAAGAAAAATAAATTTAAAAAAATAACAAAAAAGGGTTGACAGTGAACGAAAAATAGTTTATTATATAACCAAGCTCAGCAACGAGCTTAATTTTAAAATCTAATAAACGAAAATTCGTTTAGAAAGGAGTTGCATATATGTTGAACATCGACATTGCACGAAAAGAGAAGGGGATTTCTATCGTAGATATTGCAGATTATTTGTCTGTTAGATCTCAAACTGTCAGTGACAAACTGAAAGGGAAGTACCCGTTCACGTTCCAAGAAGCTATGTTAGTTCAAGAGAAATTCTTTCCAGAATATGAGCTAAAATATCTTTTCACTTCAGCAGAGTCAACTGCTTAATTTTTTACCTAAGTGAACGAAAATTCGTTTAGAAAGGAGTTGAGCAAAAATAGCTTTAGCAAATAGAAGATATTACTGGCTTCAGCTGAAGGAAGATTTTTTCAAAACTAAAGAAATGAAGTTGATGAGAAAACTTCCAGGGGGCGAAGAAATCACTATCATCTATCTAAAAATCATGCTTGTCAGCTTAGCAGATGAGGGCAAGATATACTTCGAGGGATTGGCCGATGATTTAGCTGAAGAGTTAGCGTTACTCATCGATGAAGATCCTGAAGCTATCCGAATGGCTTTGCTATTCCTGAGTCAAAAAAACTTACTTACCACCTCGGACAATTTTCAATACAAATTGGAACAAGTTCCAGAGATGATAGGTAGTGAAACTGCAAGCACCCGTAGGTCTCGCAAGCATCGAGAGTTTCAAAAAGCGTTGCAATGCAACACTGATGCAACAAAACGCAACGGAGATATAGAGATAGATAAAGATATAGATATAGATAATAATACACCTATCAGTCCAAGTCTAGCTGAAAATCTAAAAACCAGTGGTATTCGTATCAATGAAAAACAACATCAACAACTACTTGAATATGTAGGACTTGATGGAATGAGCTTTGAACTGTTGAACCATGCTATTGAAATTACTTCAGAAATTCATCGTCCAAGTTTTAAATATCTAAAAGCGATTTTGGAAAATTGGAGAAAAGAGGGATTTATCTCACTTGAACAAGTGGAAGAGCATGAGCAGAAAAGGCAAAATTCTAAAAACACGCCTCCAAAATCAAGAGTCGAGGGCAATTCAGTTATACAAATGTATGACGATCCACTACCTTTTTAGAAAGGAGGTCGAATGGAAAAATTAAACCTTGAACCAATCTACTATGTGAACGAAAACGAAATGTGCAAGAAGCATAATTGTTACATGTGGACGTTCAAACATCCAGTCAAGGCTAAAGGAAGGAAAACACCTTATCAGCCGACTTTCTGCCCTGAGTGTCAGCGTGAAGATATGGCACGGGAGCAAGAAAAGAAGATTGGTGAAGCGTATATTTCATCTATCTTATCTAGCACCTATGACGTGTTGGCAAGAAACAGCATCATGCCAAGCGACATGAAAGAAGCGAGCTTTACCACATTCACAGTATCGAACGAGTCGGACGAGCTGGCCAAGAATTATGCGCTACGAGTCGCCAAGCATTACTTTAAAGATGGCAAAGGGAACGCAATAATCCTTGGTAAAGCTGGACGAGGGAAAACGCATCTGGCTATCTCAATCGCTAAGAAGTTGAACATTGACTTTAAAGCCAATAATGAGCCTAAAAGCGTACTCTTTATGAACGTTCCTACCATGTTTCAAAAAATTCAAAGTGGATTTAATCGGACAGATGCTCGAACCACAGACGAGTGGTTGGAGCTACTAAAAAAAGTCGACTACTTAATTTTAGACGACTTTGGGAAAGGCGAACAAGCGAATTGGAAGAAAGACTTCCTTTACAACTTACTGGATGCCAGGGACAAAACAATCATTACTACAAACTTGACAGGTCAAGAAATGAAAAATGTATATGACTCTAGCTTGGTCAGTCGAGTTGCAAAAGGCGCCAAGGATTTGACTTTTAAATATCCAGAGAGTGCAGAGGACAGGAGGACCTTACCATTTTGACAACGGAAGAAAGAAAAAAGCTGATAGCAGACTTTGAAAAGAGCCACTATCAACTATCAGATTACTTAAAAGAACGCTTACTGATTACAAGTGACGAGCGTTTCACTCGTAAAATGAACGAGCTGACCTACTACGCCACAAACGGTAGCGTGTATATATTCGCAAAATAAAAAAAGCCCCTGACGGCAATCAGGCGCTCAACAAAATATTTCTAAAAGGATTATAACATGAAAAATAAAAAAGAGCAATGGAAACCACAAATCATCAACATTATGGTCGATGGATCCGTAGTAGACGACTTGACAGGGTATGCAATCCCAGCAGGTCATTCGTACTACAACATTATCAAGCCATTTTATGAGGGGGCGTAACCATGAAACTATTTACTAAATTTAAACTCAACCATGAACGCTTTTTTAAAGCAATCAACCTTGACTGGAGAGAGGTCGCAGTCGAGCTTATGAACGACCTAATTGAAGAACGAAAAGAAAACAAAATACTCTATCAGCGCATTGCTGACTTAGAAAAATTATTAGAGGTGTAGAAATGTATATCATATCAATCTATGTCAAGAATACCGAAACCGGGAACGAGGATTTCAGTATGATCGGAAGTGACTTTTTGCCAACGGGAGAGCAAGATTATTCAGCTATTGTTTTCGAGACCAAGGAAGAAGCTATTGATTATTTGAAGTCAGCTTCATACGAAGCTACAGGCGCTTATGGTAATGACTGGGTATACAAAGACAAGACTTCGTCTGGAGTGGAATCCCGTTGTCGAATTTGGAAAGTAGAAGATTAGAGGTATAAAGCATGACAGAACCAACTTTAGCAAGCCAATTTTTAGGGCTTGTAACGATTATTACTTGCTTGTTTATCGCATTGTTACTGATTGCAAGTAGTGAACAGAAAGCAAAAGCGAAAAAGAAAGCACAAGAAGAACATGACAAGATGGTTATTGAAGTCTATCAACAAGGTAGAAATCAGTTTAACAATATCGCAAGGGAAAACATTAGAAATTGCGATAGAAAATTCACGTTTGATACACAAGCGCCAGTAGGTCTTAGACCTGACTTACTAGCACTACCGCAACCAAAGGAGCAATAAACATGAACATTTATATTTGGGATTGTGGATGCTGCGACTGCGGATATGAATTTGAATGGATTGACACTTATCAGCCTAGCGAATGTGAAAAATGCGGAAGTACAGAAATTAGATGTGTATTTATCGGGAGGGAATATGATTGGTAGAAAAATGAACGTAATTGAAATTGAAGTTTTGAACTTGATTGTCAACCGTGCAAGTTTTGAAGAACCTATCACGGCATTAGATATCCGAAAAGAGACAGGCTTATCAAAGCGTATGCTTGAACAAGTCATCGAAAGCCTAAGGGTAAATTTCAGACATCCGATTGTGGCTAAGAAGTTCAAACCGAACGGCTACTATCTTCCTAAAAATGAGGAAGAAAGACAGGCAGGCCTGGCACCATACAGACGGCAAATCCTAACAGAGCAAAAGAACTTGTCCATCGTTATGGCAGTGGATTTAGAGAAGTATTGGAAGTTAGAGCATGATTGAAGAACTACTTGCAGAAATCGATCAATGGCGCTCTGACTATATACATCTCGGAGTTGAACTCGGAGAAATCATCAATGATCAACAAGATATTATTTTGAAATTGCAAAACGAAAACAGACGCTTGAAGCGTGAAAATTGGAACTTGAAGAAGACGAAAGGAAGAAAGAAATGACAAACGAACTAACACACAAACAATTTTTTAACTCACCAGCAGTAAAGCAGAAATTCTCAGAAGTGGTAAATGGAAACGGTCAGCAATTTGTAGCCAGTCTACTTAGCATCGTAACAAACAACAACCTACTTGCTAAGGCTACAAATGAAAGCATCATGACCGCCGCTATGAAAGCTGCAGTCCTAAACCTACCAATCGAGCCTAGCCTTGGTTATGCTTACATCGTGCCTTATAAAAACCAGGCGCAGTTCCAGGTAGGGTATAAAGGTTTGATCCAGCTTGCACAACGAAGCGGACAAGTGACACGTCTAAATGCTGGAGAAATCTATGAAAGCCAGTATAAAGGGTTTAACCCACTGACTGAGGATCTTGAAGTGGACATGACTGCTATTCCAAAAGAAAAAGAAAAAGTAGTAGGCTACTTCGCATTCATGCGATTGGCCAACGGTTTTGAAAAAACTGTCTTTTGGACTAAGGAACGAGTCCAAGCTCACGGTAAAAAGTACAGTCAGTCATTCTCTAGCAAGTATAGCCCGTGGCAGTCTGATTTTGATGCTATGGCTCGTAAGACTGTATTGAAACATATGCTTTCAACCTATGCACCACTTTCTACCGAATTGCAGGAAGCTATCGCTGCAGATAACGCAGATAGTACAATCTCAAACAAGAACGAAATCAAAGACGTCACTCAAGAGCCAGTTGCTGAAACATTGGACGGAATTCTAGGAGCTCCTAACACGCCCACAGAGGGCAACAACGTAGTAGAGGGAGAATTTACCACAGAAACCAAAACAACCCCAAAAATGGGCAAAAAAACGGCAAATCCTAACGAGTTAGCCTCTACCGAGTACCCAGCAGAAGAAATTCCAGATTTTGACGAAGAGACAGGCGAAGTTTTGGAAGAAATCGGGCTATTTGAAGGCAATACAACCAACGTCAAGGAGTTATAGTCATGGAAGAACTAACACAAGAGAACTACTACCAGGACACAAGCTGGTTGACCAACTCACGCTTCAAACGGTATAAACAATGCCAAGCGAAGGCATTTGCCCTTGATAGTGGCCAATGGGTAGAAGAGAGGGACGAGACCCCTCTCCTACTCGGTAACTACGTTCATAGTTACTTTGAAAGTCCAGAAGCGCATCAGCAGTTCATGGACGAAAATGGCGAGAAGCTACTTGCTAAGACTGGCAAGAATAAAGGAAACCTCAAATCTGACTTTGTGATTGGCGATAAGATGATTGAAAGTCTGAAAGACGATGAAGGCTTCAACCGTTTGTACCATGGCTACTCATCGGACGAAGTTCAAAAAGAATTGATTGTCTATGGCGAAATCGAAGGCGTACCAGTCAAAGGGAAGCTAGATAGTGTAAATCTAAGCCGTGGTTACTTTGTAGACCTTAAAACCATGAAGTCTATCTACTCTGAAGAGTGGAGCGCAGAACTTAAAAAACGAGTTCCCGCTGCAGTCAATAACATTTTGAATTTTGGGTATCACGGTCAGCTTGGTCTATATCGGGAATTGCTGAATCAAATGACAGGTAAGGATTTTAGACCTTACATCGTAGCGGTAAGCAAGGAGAACGTTCCAGACCGTGAAATCTTAAAAATCGATGATGAATGGTTGGATGAAGGCTTGGAAAAAATCAAGTCTGAAATTGTCGAAGTTTGGGACGTCATTCAAGGCAAGCAAAAACCTAAAAAGTGCGGGCATTGTGACTACTGCAGAAGTCAGAAAAAACTAGATGCAGTCGTCACTCTGAACGACCTGATTGAAATGTGAAAAAATAAAAAACAAGCCGGGCATTCTTGTAAAACTGCGAACTAGAAACACGTCAGTAAAGGTTATGTGACCTTGGACGAGCGACTGCCCGTATTTAGCCAATTATCACAAAGGCAGTCGCATTTTTTGAAATAACATGAATGAAATCAAAGAAAAAGCCTTGGCCAAGCTGCTAGAGGAATTAAATAAACCACACGATCTCGCACTTGATCGCATTCATAACTGGATTTGTGACCAAGAAGATGAAGAACTATTTCAAGGCATTTTAAAAGAGCGATATTCTCTGACATGCGCTCTAAAATATGCAAAAGAAAAAGCTCGCAACTTCACTGAAAACGGAGTGGCTTGTATCGATGACGAGACTGTTTTTGGATGGATTCGAGACTATTTTATTTCAAATTCACAAGTATCCAACATCGAACAGGTACCCGTTGAGCCAGTCAAAAAGAATAAGGCAGACAAGCCACAAAATTCTCAAGAAGAAAAGGTCGACGTGGCCAAAATCAGGAAAGGCGCTGGTCCAGATGATGAAATCATCAAGAAACCTAAAATTAAGAAAGAGAAAGGAGTAGTCGAAGGGCAATTGGACCTTTTTGAAGAATTAGCATGAGCAAGATCAACGAACAATGCAAGCGAGAAGCTGAAAGACGTTTAAAACCACCTGCAGACTTTTGGAGATGGTGTTATTCGCAGATTACAACGTACAAATGGAGCAATAAGGACAAGACAATAATCGCTTCAGACTTGGACCTTGGCCATTGTATTGAAAAGCGACTGACAAAGTCGTCACGGCTCACTTTTTATGACAAGACCTATTTTTTCTCAATCATTCTCAGCACGTCGAAACGTATCGAAATTCAATCTTATGAATTTAGCTCGAAGCTGGTCGAAGGGAAACAATTTATCGATTTTCAACTTACTAATCTAGAGCGATTTGAAAATGACAAACATATAAAGATTGGCCAAGATTTCAATGGACAATTTTATCCGTATCTATTCGCCAATTTCTTTAGTGGCGGTTTCTACACAGGAAATATTTTTTATCCAAACAATTGGGAAAAGAGACTTCAAAAAGTATCCGAACTCAAATATTTAAAATTCGATAATATCTATTTTTGGGAAATTGAACGGCTTTACAAATATAAGTTTGAAATTGAATTTGCTCAGAAAATTCATGCTTATAGATTGGCCAACGAAATCATGTACCCAGATTACAGAATTGGATTTACAAGAAATGTAGATATGCGAACCTTGAACCGCAGATGGCTTCAAAAGAACAAACAATTCTTTAAGAATTCGAATCGTAGTTTCAATGAATTTGAATTGAGCCGTCGGTTGAAAGAGCGGAACGGCCAGCTGGTGCCTGGCATCGAGTCTTATCTGACTTACCACGACATCAAACATATACCGAAAGGTGTCGGGATCAATAAGTTTCAGCATTGGGTTATCAAGAATAGCATTGAATTCAATGAGTATCTTGATTATCTCAAAATGCTACGAGAAATGGGAATTGAGCCTGAAGGCGATGCTATGCTTGTGCCAAAGGATTTTACGGCTATGCACAATCACACAGTCGGACTATACAATCAATTCGTTGAAGAAAGACGCAAACTGAAAGATGAGAAGAAACGCAAGCAGCTTGAGTCTGAGTTTAAACTTAGAGAAGGAATGGATAAGACAATCAACGGATATGCATTCCATGTCCCTAGAAAAGTGGCCGAACTGATCTACGAAGGCAAGAAATTACATCACTGTGTAAGTTCATACACAGACAAGCACTTCAAAGGGGATACCTTAATAGTGTTTGTACGTTTATCAAACCAACCAGAAACACCTCTTTACACACTCGAGGTAAAGCAGGGTAAGATAGTCCAGTTTCGTGGAAAGTATAACCAGGATGTCCCAACCGAGGTCTGGAACGTCGCCAATGAATGGATGAAGCAAACAAAATTAGTAAAAAAAGCAGCGTAAAGGAGAAAAATAAATGCTAAACAAAATCGACATACCAGGAACAAGTATCACACTAGAAATTGTAGATAAGAACATCACGATTACAAACAAAATTGAATATGATATGCAGATGCATTTCAGAAATGCGGACGCAGATACCTCTCTAGACACAAGTGGCGACGTGTTCGAGCCTCTCTATTGGTTAGATATTAAGGTAACACCGAAAACACCGACAGAGTATCATACAAGCCTTGGAGTCAAGAGAGAAAAACGCCACTTGGCCGAGCTTCAGAAGTTCTTTGAATTCGTTGAAGATAACAAGCGCAACCTCTTTGACCTTTGTGGTATCAAGGGAGAGCTACAATGAAAAATCTGACTTTATCGTTAGACATTTCAACTGCTGCGACAGGCTGGGCCGTGTTTCACGGCTCTGACCTTGTCCAGAGTGGTGTCTTAAAACATAAAAGCAAGTCATTCTTTGAGCGTGGTCGGTTCATGGCTAGCGAACTGCGAGCGATTCAATCAAGAGCGCTCCAGAAGTACGACTGCCATTTTGAGTCGATTGTGGTCGAGAAGAACTCGGTCATGGGACCAAATCAACAATCTATGATCAGTATCGGAATTGTGACAGGCATCATTCTTGGACGGTTAATTGCTGACAATGTGTATTTTGTGAACGTGTCAACTTGGCGCAAGTATTGGAAGTTTAGTTATAAAGACCGTAGCAAGAAATCAATGAAGCTGCAGGCGGTTGCTAAAGTGTCCGAAACGTTCGACCTTAACGTCAAAGACGACGAAGCAGATGCAATCCTGATTGGTTCATATTTTGTAAACCATGGCCAAGAATTCGGAGACCTGGAAAGCCACAAGATAAGTTGAGAGGTAATAGTATGAGCTATACTGTCACATTATATTTTAAAGATAGGATAGACGAAACCCACTTTTTCAAAAAAGAAGGGGATGCTATCGAATGCAAGGCTCAGCTTGAGAACGCATATAAGAACAATCAGTCGTATCGAGTCAAGCTCGAAAGGGTGAAATGATGAGCATAAAGGAAGAACTACTCAAAGGTTACAAGCATTCGCTGGAGCTAGCGAACGAAAGAATTTGGGAGCTATCTGGACCAACGGTCAAATCGTCAGTGCATACTCGTTCAGCAGAGCGTGACTTTTGGAAGAAAAAAGCCAAATACTATGAAAGTAAGATAAAGGATTTGGAAGATGAAAATAGAAGAATTGATTAAAAAATACGAGCATTTGAACCATGACTGTTTTAGAAGGGTTGATACGTCTGAAGTTTTGAAAGATTTAAAACAACTAGACGAACCCGAAAAAGTAACAGTATCTGAGGAAGAAGCAAAATTTCTTAAAACGTTTGATTTTAATTGTGAAAGTGATGTTACAACAGCTTTATATCGTGTTTCAAGAACTGGCTGGGGTTATTATTTAACAGATAACTATGGCATAGAATTAAAAGACTTGAGTGAAGGATTTAGGGAACTTGAAAACAGAAAAAGATTAATAAAAGCCATACTTGACGGCTACGAGGTCGAGAAAGAAAAACGGTATTTGGTTAGAGTGAAAGGCGTTAATGGATATGATCGATATCTCAATAAAGATTTATTATCCAAAGAATATTTTTTTGCATCAAATAACGAGGTCGTCGGATATAGAACCAAACACACCCGCAAAGAACTAGAAAAAGCAGGGTTTGGATGGATTTTTTCTTGCGAAGGAATCGAGGTGGAAGAAGTTGATTGAAAAATGGGTAACGATTTTGGAAGCTCCAGATTATGAGGTATCTGAAACTGGAAAAATTAGAAATAAAAAATCCAATTGGAGCAAGAGGAAAAAGAAAGCAAAAGACTTTTAGAGTTCATAGGCTAGTTGCTAAAGCTTTTATACCGAACCCTGACAACCTACCACAAGTTGATCATATCAACGGTGTTAAAACCGATAATCGAGTAGGAAATTTGGAATGGGTAACTGGAGCAGAAAATACAAAAAGAGCATATAAAAAAGGTTTAGCTAAAGTATCGAGTGATGAACACTTGCAAGCAATGACAGACAAAACAAAGAAGGCTTGTATTGTGATAGATGTTTTAGAATCAAAAAAATATTTTTTTAAAACTCGAAGAGAAGCTAGTGCATTTTTTGGTAAAAGTAACTCATGGGCGACAACTCTAATAAAAACTGGAATTGGAAGTAAAGGGAGATATTGTGCATATGACATTTAATAGCTGGGTGTTCGATTGCGAGGGTGTGGAAGTTGAGGAGGTAGCGGAATGATACCAAAATTTAGAGGGTGGCATAATGAACTTGGTAGAATGATGTCGATAAAAAACATGTGGTTTCAAGACGGTTCAGTTGAAGAACTTGAATTGAACGATGCAGTCATGAATGACTACATCACAGCATACCCTGACGAAATCGAACTCATGCAATCAACAGGACTCAAAGATAAGAACGGTAAGGAAATCTTTGAGGGGGATATTATTACCAATGGTCCAGATGTTATGTGCATGAAGAGACATAACACGCTAGGTTTTTATGTGGAGGAAAAAGGCGAGGTTGAATTTATTGCAGACAGTGCAGTTTTAGAGGATTTTGAAGAGGATGCTAAAGAGATTGCTGATAGACTTGAAATCATCGGCAATATCTACGAAAATACAGAGCTTTTGGAGGTAACGGAATGAAAGAAAAATCTTACGAACAAGTTTTGGAAAATTTTAACGATACTGATAAAGTCAACAAACCTAGCCATTATAAAGGTAAGTTCGGACTTGAAGCCATCGAAGTTGTTAAAAACTTTGTTTTTGGACTAGAAGGAGTCGAAGGTTTCTATTGGGGAAACACAATTAAATACTTACTACGCTTCCAAAAGAAAAACGGTCTTGAAGATTTGAAGAAAGCTAGAAAGAACCTTGATTGGTTGATTGAGGAGATGGAGAATGAAGAATGAAACCTAAAAAATATCCGTACACAGGTAGCCAAATAAATAAAGTGACTACAACAGGAATAGGAGCTCGAGAGCTTGTAGTTTTTCCTAACATAGCTTTTAGAAAAGACTTACTCAAACACATTTTCTCAGTTGTCAAACAACATGACAACGCTACAATCATTTATTTCAGAATTCCAAAAGTATTCGGATACGAGGAGGAAAGAGCAAAAGTACATCTAAGCTATGAAAAGACTATGAAGATACTCAATAGCTACTACTAAAACAAAAAAGCCGAGGCATTCACTCTACCCCGACAGCGTTTTCAATAATATTATTATATCATAAAGGAGATAGAGAGTGAACAAGGCTAAAGAGTTACTTGATGAACTACAGAATTTGGATGAAGAAATACAGAGTCGAATAGACGAGCTTGCTAATCTTGAAGCTAGTTTACTTTCTAGCCCTAAAATGAGCATAGATAAGGTTAAAGGTGGTCAGAAGGTTCGATTAGATGAACGTTACATCGATATTTTTAGCATGCAAGATTCCTTGAAAGAGTACATGAAGCAAGCAACTTCTGAGGCTATCCAGCGCAGAATTGAGCTCAGTAAATTGATTGATAAAATGCCTAAGCCTGCAAGTCGAACAATTTTAAGGATGGTTTATATTCAGAAAGCAAGCGTGTATGATATGATTGAATTTTTACAATGCAGTAAGACTACTTTTTACAAAAAGAAGAAAGATGCAATCCGTGAATTGGGTGTTGTAGTTGATAAAAGCGAACTAATGTGAACTAATGCGAACTAGGTTGAAGCGCACTGGTCTAACAATCGTGCTATTATAGTATCATCAAGAATTAAGGGTAAGGCAGTAAGTCTTCCCTTGATATGGAGAGTTGGCAGAGTCAGGTTGAATGCGCCCGTTTGCTAGTCGGGTGACCACCTACGTGCGGTCCGTGGGTTCAAATCCCACACTCTCCTTTGGCGGTGACGGGTATATTGTTTTATCTCCAAACTCAAACAAAAACTTTTCTTCGGTTCGACTCCGAGCACCGCCTTAAAGGCTACACAAAAATAAATAAGAAAGGTAAATATAATATCGATTCTATTCGAGGTCAGTAGCCACCTCGATATTACAAAAAGTAAAATCGAGAGACCATATAACCCGAAAAACGCAGACCTCATAGGTGTGTGTTTTTTGGTTCCAGGACAACGAATTGAAAATAATTGATAAACCTTTAGAATGGCTACAGCCATATAAAAACAATCCAAGGAATAACGACAAGGCAGTAGAGCCAGTTGCTAACTCAATCAGAGAGTTTGGTTTTAAAGTTCCAATCGTAGCAACCAAAGACGGAGAAATTATAAACGGGCATACACGGTATAGAGCTGCACGATTTTTGAAACTCGAAACCGTGCCAGTCTTAATCGCTGACGACCTTTCAGAAGAACAAATAAAAGCGTTCAGACTTGCTGATAATAAAGTAGGCGAGATTGCCGAGTGGGACACAGAACTGCTCTACGCAGAACTTGAAAGTGTCGAAGGGTTAGATATGACCATGTTTGGATTTGATGATGTCGACTATTCTTTGGACGACTTTGAAGAGTCTGAGGATCCAGAAGATGCCAAGGAATTTTCACAAGAGGAAGAGACAGGCATTGAACATGGGGACATCTTCCAATTGGGGCGACATCGTTTAATGTGTGGCGATAGTACATCGGCAGAGGATATGGCTCGACTAATTGACGGAGAAACGATTGACCTCTATGTAACCGACCCGCCTTACAACGTAGCCTACCAGGGTGGAACTGAGGAAGCTATGACAATCATGAACGACAGCATGGACGACGTCAGCTTCAGGCAATTCCTGAGGGATGCATTCGCAGTCGCAAACAACCACTTGAAGCCAGGGGGGGCGTTCTATATCTGGCATGCAGATTCGGAAGGTTTGAACTTTAGGGCTGCAGTCAAAGAGACGGGTTGGTTGTTAAAACAATCTATCATCTGGGTAAAGAATGCGATTGTGCTAGGTCGTCAAGACTACCAATGGAAGCATGAGCCCTGCTTATATGGTTGGAAAGACGGAGCGAGCCACTATTTCGTGGATAATCGATCACTAGCTACTGTCATTGAAGAAGACGAAGAAAACCTAAAAGAAATGACAAAGAGCGAGCTAATCTCTTATATAAAGACTATGCAAGAGACAACTCCGACCACTATCTTTTACGAAGATAAGCCAGTTAGAAACGATATACACCCGACCATGAAACCTCTGAAACTCATTGCTAGGTGCGTTTTAAACTCAAGCAAGAAAGGCGATAGAGTACTGGATAGCTTCAATGGTGGAGGTTCTACTCTTATGGTTTGTGAGAAGTCAGAGCGTATCTACTATGGTATGGAGCTTGACCCACTCTACGTTGCTCGGACTATTCGACGTTGGGAAGAAGAGACAGGACTTACTGCTGAGAAAGTGAACTAGAATTATAAAAAAGTAAGGAAGTGAGGCGATGGCTAATGAGCAAAACTTGATAAAAAATTCAGAACGAACTCCGAGCGAACGCCGAGAAAGTGCCAAAAAAGCGGGAGTCGCTTCAGGTAAAGCGAGAAGAAAAAAAGCGAACCTAAAAAAGGCTTTCGAGACAATCCTGCAAGCTGAAGTTGCAAGTCCAAACGTGAAGAAGCAACTCGAAGAGCTAGGCTTCGACTCGACCAATGAAATGGCCCTGGCTATGGTCATGATGCAGAAAGCTATGAAAGGGAATGTCCGAGCCTTTGAACAAATTAGCAAGTTGACTACGACAGATGTCAAGGACACCCTTGATAAGAAGGAACAAAAAGAACGTATCAAGCGTCTTGAATTGGATAATAAGAAACGAGAGCAAGAGCTTTCAGGTTCCAAGTCCGATACTGGGCTTATGGAGTCTCTACTTGAAGCCGTGAAGGGTGGTGACGAGGTTGAAGATTAAGTTTTCGAGAAAACAAGCCGACATCATCCGCAGACCATTCAACTATGAGCTTGAAGTAAACGAGGGAACGCCTCGAAGCGGTAAGACAACCGCTGGTCATTTCAGATATGCAAGGTATTTGATTGAGTCGCCAGACGAAAACCATTTGATTGCTGCATACAACCAAGAGCAAGCCTACCGCCTATTCATTGACGGTGACGGTACAGGTCTAATGCACATCTTCGACGGTAATTGCAAAATCAAACACGATGAGCACGGAGACCACCTCTTGATTGATACACCAACTGGCACTAAGCGTGTTTACTACAAAGGTGGCGGTAAAGCCAACAGTGTAGGGGCTATTACTGGTATGTCTCTGGGTTCGGTAGTCTTTTGTGAAATCAATCTGCTGAACATGGATTTTATTCAGGAAGCATTCAGACGGACGTGGGCAGCTAAACTCAGATACCATCTAGCCGACCTAAACCCTCCAGCGCCTCAACATCCAGTCATTAAGGATGTATTTGACGTTCAGAACACACGCTGGACCCATTGGACCATGGATGACAATCCGATTCTATCCGAAGAGCGCAAGCAGTCTATTATTCAATCGCTGAAGAAAAACCCTTATCTCTACAAGAGAGACGTGCTCGGTCAGAGGGTAATGCCTCAGGGCGTCATATACGGCTTATTTGACCTTGAAAAGAACATCAAGGATAGTTTGGTAGGCGAACCTATGGAAATGTATTTCAATGGCGATGGTGGGCAATCTGACGCTACCTCGATGTCATGTAACATTGTGACTAAGCACAGAGAGGATGGCAGGACCTTTTTCAAACTCAACCGTGTGGCTCATTACTATCATAGTGGAGCTGAGACTGGTCAAGTCAAAGCCATGTCTACCTATGCGGTCGAGCTTCGAGCATTCATTCAGTGGTGCGTTAGCAAGTATCAAATGCGCTATACCGATGTCTGGATTGACCCAGCGTGTAGATCCTTACGAGAGGAATTGCATAAGCTAGGCATTCAGACGAGAGGTGCTTTGAATAATGCTCACGATGTCAGCAGTAAAGCGAAAGGTATTGAAGTAGGAATCGAGCGTGGTCAAAACATTATCTCTTCAGGTCAGTTCTTGCTTATCAACCACTCTGAGGAAGAGTACGACCATTACTATTTCTTGAAAGAAATAGGGTTATATAGTCGAGATGATAACGGGCGACCGATTGACAAAGACAACCACGCAATGGACGAGTTCAGATATAGCGTCAATGTCTTTTACAAGAAATACGCTAATTTTTAACAGGAGCATAGCATAGAATGGGAATTATACAAACCATTAAAAATCTAATAAAAAGGAGTCAATACAGAATGACGACAGAAAGTCTGGCAAGTATCACAGACCATCCTAAAATCGCAGTAACAAGTGCAGAGTATCGACGGATTAACGAAAACCTAAGATATTATCAAAGCAACGCTGGAAAAGTCACTTACACGAACACAGACGGCATGACGAAGCAGAGAGAAATGACTGTTTTGCCAATCGCTCGGACCGCTTCCAAGAAGATTGCTAGTCTGGTTTTTAATGAGCAGGCCTCGATTAAGTTGGACGACGAACAAGCAAATGAATTCATTCAAGAAACATTGAAGAATGATAGATTTAACAAAAACTTTGAAAGATATCTTGAGAGTTGTTTAGCTCTGGGTGGTCTTGCTATGAGGCCTTATGTGGACGGTGGACGAGTGCGAGTTTCATTCGTACAAGCGCCTGTCTTTTTGCCTTTGCAGTCTAACACCCAGGACATTTCAAGCGCTGCAATCGTTACTAAAACAATTAAGGCTTCAGGTCAGAAGAATATTTACTACACCTTGATTGAGTTTCACGAGTGGTCTAATGACGGTAAGTATATTATTTCAAACGAGCTATACAGGTCTGAAAGCTCTGAACAAGTAGGTGGACGTGTTCCTCTAGCTGAAGTCTATGAGGATTTAGAAGAACAAGTTGAACTTGACGGTCTAACAAGACCGCTTTTTTCTTACCTAAAACCTCCTGGAATGAACAACAAGGACATCAATTCGCCTCTAGGTTTGTCTATCTTCGATAATGCCAAGAGCACGATTGATTTCATCAATACGACCTATGACGAGTTCAAGTGGGAAGTCAAGATGGGCCAACGCAGAGTGGCAGTCCCTGAGAACCTCACAGAGACTCGCATGGTTAACCACGACGGAGACGTCCAACTTGTCAAACGCTTTGACACAGAGCAGAACGTCTACTTACGCTTATCCACTAATGACATGGACGGAGGAAGCATCACAGACCTAACGACAGCAATTCGAGCAGATGATTACATCAAGACCATTAACGAAGGCTTGAGCCTATTTGAAATGCTTTTAGGTGTGTCAGCTGGAATGTTTACATTTGACGGTCAAAGCTTGAAGACTGCGACAGAGGTCGTTTCTGAAAACTCTGATACTTACCAAATGAGAAACAGTATTGTCAGCTTGGTTGAGCAATCTTTGAAAGAATTGATTATCTCAATCTGCGAGCTTGGTAGTCTTTATGGATTGTATAGCGGTCAAATTCCTCAGATGGAGAAGATTGCAATCAATCTGGACGATGGAGTCTTTACCGACAAGAACAATGAGCTCGACTATTGGACCAAGGCTTTGGCCAGTGGCATTGTCAGCAAAGCTCACGCTATCCAGAAGGCTTTCAATATGTCAGAAGTCGACGCTAAGAAGATGATTCAGGCAATCAACCAGGAAACAATGGACACGGCTAACAGTCAACGGAGTCAGCAAGACATCGATATTTACGGGGAGTGATTAAATGTCAAAGAAGAGACCACCTATCCAGTTCAATGACGAGCAACTGCTACTTCAAGTGAGCAATGTCGCAGACATCTATCATCAGCTGGCTTTGGATTTGTTTGATAACGTGGTTGAACGTGTGACAGAGCGTGGCACGGTTTATCTTGACAAACAACCGTACATCTGGCAACTCGAGAAGATGCAACAGATGCACATGCTGAACGAGGAGAATCTGAAGCTAATCTCAAAATATTCTGGAGTGGCTGAAGAACAGTTGCGCTACATTGTTGAAAATGAGGGGTTGAAGCTCTACACGGACACGAAACAACAACTCGTAGAAGATTTAAGCCGTGGCTCTGTAGGAAATAGTAATCACATCCAAGAAATTCTTGCTGATTATGCCAACCAAGCGATTGACGAGCTACACAATCTAATAAACACAACGCTTCCTAAGGCTGTTATTGGTGCTTATCAAGGTATTGTGGAGCAGTCTGTCGCTAGAGTTGTCACTGGCCTTTCTACATCAGACAAGGCTATTTCTGACACGGTCATGAAGTGGCAAGAGAAAGGGTTCCAAGGCTTCCAAGATAGCGCTGGTAGGAATTGGAAGATAGACAACTACGCTAGGACTGTTATCAAGACGACAACCTATCGAACTTTTCGAGAAATGCGAACGAGACCAGCTGAAGAGCTGGGTATTGATACCTTTTATTTCTCAAAAAAAGCATCAGCGAGAGAAATGTGCGCACCTTTGCAACATCAGATAGTCACGACTGGCCACGCTAGAACCGAGCATGGCGAGAAGATTTTAGCTTTGGACGACTACGGTTATGGTAAGCCTGGAGGGTGTCTTGGTATCAACTGTGGGCACATGATAACACCATTCATTCCAGGAGCTAACTACAAGCCTGATTTGGGCGAGGACGTGGCAGAGGTTACACCAGAGCAAGCAGAAGAAAATGCCAACGCAGAAGCTAAACAGAGAGCGCTAGAACGGTCTATCAGGGCTAACAAGGAAAAACTTCACGTCGCTGAGAAATTGGGCGATAAAGAACTGATAGACAAGTACAAGAGTAAGATAGGTACTCAAAACGCCGCTTTGAAAGATTACATCGATAAGCACCCATTCCTGAAACGGGATGAGGCAAGAGAAAAACTCTTCAAGAAAAACGAAAAACCAGCAAGTGTTGAACCTGCTGGCAATAAGTCTTACGTTTCTGTAAAAGAGAAATGGCTATCAAATGTAGACCCTAGCAAAGCTAAGGTCTCAGAAATGAATTTCTGGGAAGAAGACGGCAAAAAATATTATGTCGATGGGCATAATGTTAAATTTGAACCATCTCAAAGAGAGAGAGAACTTGCACATCTAGTCGCTAGTGAGTTGGGAAGACATGTGCAACTCAATCCTAAAGTAGAAAATCCTAGTGGTATACCAGTACCAGATTATTTAATTGACGGCGTTCGCTATGATGCCAAAGAAATAGAAGGTATCGGAAAAAATAATATTGATACGGCTATTAAAGGTCAGAAAAAACAAGCACATTCTTTTGTCATTGACATTACAAAAACAGAAATGGATGTTAGCGGTGCACTTGAAAGAATAGGACGAATTTACAGAAATCATAATAGACGATGGGTTGATAATATTATTTTGGTAGAAGGCGATGAGATTATAGATATTTTTGGTCGAAAATAAAAAGAAGTGTGACTCTCCCACAGCTCTAAGGCTTTTTGGGCGGGAAAACCACACTTCTTTCTTAATCTAATTATAACTCACAATTCGTTTTTTTTCAACAAATTGGAATAAATCTCAATAAATTACTGTAAAACACTATAAACCGTGTCGAATTCGATGCGGTTTTTTGCTTGACTTTATCCGCAGTCGGTAAAGAACGGAAGATAATACCTAATTTTAGGAGGACAGAAGAATGCCAGAAGACATTCAAACACAAGCTGACCAGTCAGCCAATACTGGAGAAAACACTGAGTCACAAACTCAAGAGCAACCTATCAAGACATTCACTCAGGACGAAGTGACTGGTCTTGTAGCTAAAGAGTCAAAGAAAGCGCAAGAAAAAATCTTCAAAAGCCTAGGATTTGAAGACATCAAGAGCGCTAAAGAAGGACTCCAGCAACTCAAAGAGTGGAAAGACTCACAAAAGAGTGAGGCTGAGAAACAGTCAGAAGCGCTTGCTATTAAAGAGAAAGAGCTAGAACTTGCTTTGTCAGACAAGAAGAACCTGGAAGCTAAACTGTCAGCTCTGACTTTGGGAGTAAATGCCGAGTCTGTAGACGACGTTATCACTCTTTCAAATCGCTTGGTATCCGATGAGGTGTCTATTGAAGACGCTATCGGTCAAGTGTTACAAAAATACCCTCAGTTTGGTCGCACAGAGCAATCTGAGGAGAAAAAGCCGACATTTTCAGCTGGAGGAAATCCAACGGCTGGAACGAACCAAGAAGACGCCTTTTTGAAGGCTCTAGGATTAAATAATTAACAGGAGATCTATAATGACAATTAACTATATCACTAAACATGAAGGCACTTTTGAAAAGAAATTGATGCAAGGTGCACTTACTAACATTTTGGAAACGCCACAGGTAAACTGGTTAGGCGCTAAATCGTTTGAATTGCCTACAATTTCAGTTACTGGCTACAAAGCGCACACTCGCTCTAAAGGCTACAACTCTGGTACAGTATCAAACGACAAGAAAGTCTACACACTTGGTTTCGACCGTGATGTTGAGTTCTTTGTAGATGCTGCAGACGTAGACGAAACAAACCAAGAACTTTCAGCTGCTAACGTATCTAACACATTCATCACTGAGCACGCAACTCCAGAAGTTGACGCTTACCGTTTCTCTAAACTTGCAACAGAAGCTATCACGGCTACACACTTCAAGTCTGAAGCTGACTTGTCAGAAGTGAATATCTACTCACGCTTGAAAGCTGCCCTTTTGCCAGTTCGTAAATATGGCGCTCAGAACATCGTGGTTTACGTTTCTAGCGAAGTTATGGACTTCTTGGAACGCTCTAAAGAGTTCACACGCTCTATTGCTACTACATCACCTCAAGGCATCGATACTCGTGTCACTTCACTCGACGGAGTTCAGCTTATCGAAGTTTGGGACGATGCACGCTTCAAAACTAAGTTTGACTTCACTACTGGCTTTGTAAAAGCTGCTGACGGTAAAGATATCAACTTCTTGATCGTAGCTAAGCCAGCAGTAATCGCTAAAGCTAAGTTCAACTCTATCTATCTTTTCGCACCTGGTCAACATACCGAAGGTGACGGATACTTGTATCAAAACCGTCTATATCACGACCTCTTTGTCCTTGATACTAAGAAAGACGGTATCTACGTTTCTCACAAAGCCTAGTAAAAGGGGGGTAATCCATGAAGAAATATGAAAAACTGAACCAGGTCTACACAGTCCAAGAAGGGAGCTTGCTCGAAGCGCAATTAGTCGCTGACGGCTTTGAAGAAGTGGTTGACGAGGCAGAGCTTGAAGAACTACTTGCTACTCATCAACTCGCAGATCTCACTTTGGTTGAGCTGAAAGCTCTTGCTAAAGAGCGAGGGTTTGAGGGCTATTCAAACAAGACCAAAGATGAACTTTTGGAGGTGCTAAATGGCCAAGTTTAAAGCAAAATTGAACGCTTATCTAGCTAAGTCTGACCGTCATTTTGACAAAGGGCAAGAATACGAGTTAGATCAAGACGAAGCTAATCGAATCAATGGCCTCTTTAATGAGGTTGTTGGTGAAGATTGCCTTGAACTCGTTGAAGAGCCTAAGCAAGATCTATTTGAGGCGGAGACATTCGCCTTGTAAGGAGGTGAATAGATGTCTTACTTAACTAAAGAAGAGTTCACTGAACTCGGTTTTGAGTGCGAGGGCGACTTTTACAAACTCTTAAAGCGTGCCAAGCTCGCTATTGATGCTTTTACAAGAGATTTCTATTTCTTGAATAGCTTTGAAAGCGACAATGAAGCACGAAAAAGAGCGGTCAAGCTCGCTATGGCTTATCAGATAGCTTATTTAGATAGTTCAGGAGTCATGACAGCAGAGGACAAACAGTCTATTGCTAGTATGTCAGTCGGACGGACGTCGGTAAGCTATCGCACAGGCTCACAGAACGGCTCGGGCTCGCTTTCAGTAGCTGAACGATATAATTTATCCAAGGACACGGAGAACTGGCTTCGAATGGCTGGATTTGGCTATGCGAGGGTTGATTATGATAGATAAAAGAATGCTACCTGATTCTGTGACTATCAAGAAGTCAATCGGAGAGGATGATTGGGGGAAAGAAACCTATTCTGAACCCCTTTTATTATCCCCTTGCAAATTCGATAGGTCTTTCTCTCATTCTGGCTCAGGTAATCATCGTAGCGAGTACAATTCCTCAACCGTGATTGTCTATCACAAATACTGCCCTGTGTCGCTCGACAAGAGCTACGTCGGTGGCATTATCGAAGAGGACGGAGTCAGCTACGTTGTTAAAAACATCATCCCTCAGTATCATCCGTTGACAAGTAGGCTTTTAGCTTATGAAATTGAGGTGATTTGATGGGTGGAGCTAGTGTAAAGATTGACTTAAAAGGTGTCGAGAAGAAAGTATCTCCAGAGAATTTTGCAAAGGGCAAGTTGGCCATCGCTAACCAAATGCTACTGGACATGGATCCATACGTCCCTAAAAGGAAGGGGGAATTGAGGTCTAGCGGACATGTTCGGCAAGACTCGATTATCTATGAAACGCCCTACGCTAGATTGCGTTATTACGGTAAGAAGCGCAAAGGGTTCTTTTCTGAGAAACAAAGAAAGTTCTTCTTTGCGAATAAAGAGAAGCTACTGAGTCAAAAACCAAAGCCTGGAACTGGTCCAAGGTGGGATAAAAAAGCCGCAGCCCTACACTCTAAGAATTGGGCTGATGTCGGATTGAAAGCGATGGGATTGAAATGAACCAAAACAATGACTTTGCAGAGGTCTTACTTGAATATATCAAGGGCATTCAAGAAAAAATCCCGTCTAAACTTGATTATTTAACTGAGAAAGAGGGACTAGTAGTATTCCCTCTAGCAGGAGGAGAGGTTGTAGACGAGGACATGGCTGGAACTCAAACAGTCAGCTTGCCTTTTGAAATTGCTATCAAGTCACGAGATCAGGAATTAAACAATAATACATTGTGGCAGATTAACGCTGCCTTATCAAAACAGGACCTAGAATTGCCAAGCAAGAATGGCTCTTACGAGTTCTTAGGTCTGAAAGTAGACAAGCCTTACTTAAATGATTTAGACGAGCAAGGCTTTTATATTTACTTGCTGGACGTAACTGCCAGCCTTGAAATTGAAAGGAAAGAATAATGGCAAAAAATAAAAACGCACTACGAAAACACTATGTTGGACCTTACAAAGAAGCTACTCCAGACACTCCTCCGACCTCAGAGGAATATCTCTGGCTTGCTAAAGGTCTGAAGTCATCTTCACCAGAGAATAACGAAGAAACAGACGATTCTGCGTACTTCGACGGCGACGGAACCAAGGAAGAAATTGTTGTTTCTAAAACAAGAGGACGCACTTTTGAAGGGCATCGTGATTACTCAGATAAGGCCCAGAACTTTGTTGCTGACAAAGAAGATGAGGTCGGTGATGATCTCGTTGTTTGGTATAAGGAAGTTTCGTCTGATGGCAAAACTCAAAAAGAGGGATTGGCCCGTCTTTCTGAAATTGAAATTGGAGATGGTGAAGCGTCAGAGCTTGAAACAATCAAATTCAAGATTGCTTGGATTCGCAAACCTAAGAAATCAACTGTAGTACCAGGATAATCTAAGGCGTGATAATTCACGCCTTTTTATTTTTGAAAAAAGGAGAAAAACAATGGTCGTAATTAAAAAGCTAAGCAACATCATCCCTGTTGATTTTGGAGAGTTCCAGCTTGAATATGTAGCGAATGATGAAAATATCAAACGCATGAAAACAATCGGTCAGAATCTTGAAAAACGTGCTAAAAAGCTGGAAAAAGCTGATGATGAGTCAGCTTTCAAAGAAGCTTATCAAGCGTCAAAAGATAGTTGGACAGAGTTGTTTGATGAAGAAGCTTTTGAAAAAGTCTATAAATTCTCAGGAGAAACAACAACGGACACAATCTATTATCTAATTCAAGCGATCCGTGGCATTGTTACCGAATTTGAAAACCGACATTCTAAAAAAGCAATCAAGAAATATTTAGAGGGTTAATTATGCTAGATCTATCACGAAAATTGACAGATGAGTTGGTTATTGGTGATAAGGTCTACTCTCTCAATATGTCCTTCGATAATATCATTAGACTCTTTGAAATGTGGTGTGATGAAGAAATCCCAGAAAATGTCAAACCTTTTTTTGCTTTAAAAATGCTTACTGGAGACGGATTCGGTTCATTATCAATCGAAGATGCCATGGATGTCTTTCAACAGGTCTTTGAGGAGCACATTCAGTTGAAGTCACTGAAAGACATATCTGTTGAGTACGACCTAGCCGGAAATGTGATGCAAAAAGAGCTATCTGCTAAAAGTAACGAACCGCCAGTTTACGATATTTCGCTTGACGGTGATTTCATTTATGCGAGTTTCATGCAAGCATACGGCATTGATTTGCTTGAAGAAAGAGGGAATCTGCATTGGAAGAAGTTTAATGCTCTATTGGCAGGACTACCAGAAGGCACTAAATTCGTTGAAGTTATCAAAATCAGGAAGTACAAGCCAAGAAAAGGCGACTCACAGGCTTACATCGATGAAATGATGAAGTTAAAGAAAGAGTATGCACTACCTGATTCTGAAGAATATGACGATGAAGATGATGATTATGATTACGACATGGAATAGAAAGGAGGTAGCAAAATGGCAGATGGTAAGGTCGTCATTCAGGTAGATATGGATGGCGACAAGGCTCAGTCAGGTGTCGCACGGTTGAAAGGCATGGTCGGAGGGTTGTCTGAAAGTGGTACACAATTAGGTTCAGTCTTCAAATCTGTCCTTGGAGCCAATATCGTAAGCGGTGCTCTTATTTCTGGGATTCAGTCTTTGGGAAGTGCTGTTAAAGGTGTATTTTCTACAGCTTTGGACGAAGGAGCCAAGCTCCAGCAATCATTCGGTGGTATTGATACGCTCTACCAGGGAGCAGAAGATACCATGAAACAATATGCTACTGCTGCGGCTGCTGCTGGTATCTCTGCTAACACATACGCAGAGCAGGCAGTTTCTTTTGGTGCCAGCTTAAAAAAGGCGCTTGGTGGTGATGCCGTGAAGGCTGCAGAATCAGCCAACAAGGCAATCATGGCTATGGCCGATAACTCGGCTAAAATGGGTACTGACATCGGTTCAATCCAAATGGCTTATCAAGGATTTGCCAAGGGGAATTACACCATGCTGGACAACCTCAAGTTAGGGTATGGTGGTACTCAACAAGAAATGCAAAGGCTCCTCAATGATGCTAGCAAGCTTGAAGGTGCAATGGGCAAGAAGTTCAACATCAATAACTTTGCGGACATAGTAGAGGCTATTGATCTTGTCCAAAAAGACTTGGGAGTGGCTGGAGTCGCTGCGAAAGAAGCTGAAACTACTTTCAGTGGTTCATTCTCTGCAATGAAGGCATCAGCCTCCAACTTTTTAGCCAATCTTTCGCTTGGTGAGGATATCGGTCCCGCTTTAAAGACTCTAATATCTAGCACCTCAACATTCCTTTTAGGCAATTTCGTGCCAATGGTAGGAAATATCATGCGTCAGCTTCCTAATGCGATTGAAGTAGCAATGGCAGAGGCTGGTCCTAAGATTGAAGAAGGATTTAAGTCCTTGTTCACGTCGATAGGAGTTGACGAGGGTGTATTTGATTCATTTAAGGACACTTTTCGAGATGTTGTCGTGACAATCCAGTCACTCTTTGAAGAATTGACAAGCGAATCCAATGGCTTTGGCAATGTTATTCAAGGGGTTGGGAATGTCATTCAAACAGTTAACGTCATCATCCAGAATATGGCTATGGCCTTTCAATTCGCACTAGAGGCATTCTCTGAAACAGGAGCAATCAAGAACGCTTATCAAGCTTTTAAAGACTTGACGGATGCAGCTTTAGATCTTGCGACTAAATTGGGAGATGCAATTCCTTGGGATATCGTAGGCGCAGCCGCTGGTCAGGTTGTAAATGCTATTTCAGTGATTGTAAGTTGGATTTCAAAATTAACTCAATCAATTAGTGCGGACGTTTGGAAGGGGCTGATAACAGGTGTTGGAGGGGCAATCCTAGCATTTAAAGGCTTTAACTTCCTGAAAGGTTTCAATCCGTTTGGCTTATTTGCTAAAGGCGCAAAAGAAGGAGCAGACGAAGTCGTAAAAGGCGCAACCAAATCTAAAAGCCTTGTATCGCAGATTTTCAGTGGTTTATCTAACGTTATTAAATCATCAGGAACGGCAATCAAAACGGCTGCTACTGGTATTGGCCAAGGTATCAAAATAGCCCTCTCTGGATTAGCGCCAGTTATTAAAGCCTTTGGAGCTGCATTGAAAACTGCAGGGATGGGAAATATCCTAGCGCTTGGCGGAGCAGTTGCTATTGCAGCGGTCGGTATTGGTGCTGGTATTGCTATTATTGCTGCAGGTTTGAGCCTCATAGCTAGTCAAGGTGAAGGTGTAGCTACTATCATTAACGCAGTAGGACAGGCATTTTCTACGGTTGCTACTGCTATCATCGGAGCATTTGCCGATGCTATTGTTACGGTTTCAGGGGTCCTTCCAAACGTGACAAGCGCCTTAGCTCAACTCTCTCCTCTTGTCGTTGCATTTGGGGAAGCTATGGGAGCGGCAGCACCATTCATTACTGCCTTGGGAGATGCCATTTCAGGGATTGCCACGGCAGTGACTCCGATTGTTGAGATTATAAGTAATGCGTTCGTCTCAGTATCTCAAATTATAGCTGACGCTATCGTTCAAATCGTTGAAGCGATTGCTCCGTTTGCTCCAGCTATAACTGAAATGGTAGTTGCGATTGCTCCGTCAATTGCAGATATTGTTTCATCGTTTAGTGATATGTTCTCTCAGGTTAGTCCTATCATTGATAGCTTGACAAATTTGCTAAAAACGTTTGGCGAACAAGTCAGCTCAATCTTAGAGAGCGCTGGCGGTGTGGTCGAGTCGTTTGGTTCAGCTATCAGAAATGTTCTTGACGGTGTAGCTGGAATTTTTGATAGCATAGGCAATGCCGCTCTAAATGCTGGCCTTGGTTTTAAATCTTTGGCCGAAGGTGTCGTAATGATCACTAATACAGGCTTAGCTGATTTAAGTGCGTCACTTGCTGCAACCGCTACAGGTTTAGGCGCTATCGCATCACAAGGGGCAGGTCTGGCTACAGCAGGTCAGGGTATGACAATGTTAAGCAGTGGAATGATGATGTTTAGTCAAGCTACTGTAATTCTGCAATCAACATTAACAGCTTTACCGGCTTTACTAACTTCGTTCACTTCTTCATTAACTGGTTTACCAGATATTTTGACGTCTACAGTATCGTCAATGACTGCTTTTGGATCTAATGTTCAAAGTTCGTTAACTGGACTTACGGGGCTTGGATCAATAGTCACACAATTTAATGCCATGCTTATGACGATAGCTCCAGCAACAATGATGGCAGGTACAGGTTTGGCATCATTCAATGCTCAAGCCGGAAGTGCGAATAGTGCATTAGCAAGCTTAGGAGCGAGTGCATCAACAGCACAAGTAAGTATCGTAGCGTTAGGGACTGGTATTCAATCAGCTATGTCAGGGGCGACCACGGGTATAGCAACGGCAGGCGCTCAAATGGTGACTGCAATTCAAACCGCAGGAACCACTATGATTACAAGCATGCAATCAACCATGGCTCAGATCCTTGCTATTGTTAACAATGGTATGATATCGATTGTTAACAGCGTGAGAAATAATGGGAATCAAATGGTTTCAGCGTGGACATCAGTAGGTCAGCAACTGGTTACTACAACTCAAGGATTTGTGAACTCCGCAAATAACACCCTTGCCCAAATCGGTCAAGGTGTAAACCTTTATTCAAATGGTGCTGCTCTCATGGCTGGTTTGAAGTCTGGTATTGATGCCGGATGGTCTAGTATTACATCTAGCGTTTCAAATATGGCTGCATGGATTAAGGCGCATAAAGGGCCTGTTTCGTATGATAGAAAGTTACTTATTGAGAACGGTGCTGCGCTTATGGCTGGTTTGAATCAAGGTATTCAGACTGGTTGGAGAAATGTCATGGATAACATTTCAACCATGGCAGAGAGTATCCAGGATGTGATTGCAGATGACTCTTCAAGCATTGGCTGGCAAATCGGTCTAGGAATTTCAGATGGCCTTGATTCATCAATGAACAGTGTTACATCTCGTTTAGATGCAATCCGTGACCATGTCAACGATTTTAGTCTGAAATCGAAGAATCTTTTGACAGGAGCGACCGCTACTATGTCAAGCCAATTGAAGGTTGAGACATTGAGAGGCAAGACGCCTATTGATGAAACATCTAGCAGACAAGAAGCCTATATTGCTCATTCAGCAAGTCTATTGTCAGATGTGATTGATAGCTTATCAGAATTGAGAGAGCAAGTAGCACAAGGTCAGACAATGGTTTTGGATACTGGAGCACTCATTGGTGGTACCGCTTATGCTTACGATGAAGCAGTAGGGAATATTCAAACATTGAAAGGACGGCATCGATTATGATTACTCAAATTAAGGAATATATCCAATTCGGTGATTTTAATAGCAAAGATGCCGGTTGGTATCTTCAAAGTAGGGACGCCCCTACTCCTGATAAAAAGGAGATTGTGGAGCAGATCCCTTATCTACAAGGTGTTTTAGACTTCTCTGACGTACTCGGAGAAGTCTTCTTTGATAGACGAGAAATTACTTATGAATTCAAGTTACCAAATAAGGATTATCCTGATAGAAAAGTAGCGGAACGGTTCATAAAATCCAGTATGACGACTAAATCTGAAAGCCAGTTATTTGACACGCACGACAAGCGTTATTACTGGCTTGGGAAGGTCAAGAGCATCAAAGTAACAGATGTACCTTTGAAGAAACATTTGATTGCTACAATTGTCTTTATTTGCTACCCTTTTGCATTTCATGTTGATAATTACTTCGATGATGTTTGGGATACATTCGACTTCGAGAATGATTTTTCAAATTGGACCAAATGGAATATCAATGGTCAAAAAGAAATTTACTTTGTGAATGGCGGTGATACTTCAGTTAGTCCGACAGTTATCTGCACCAGCGACATCAGCCTTATCGATAAGAAAGGTAAAACATACAAGTTTAAGAAGGGTGAAAATGTAGATTTCGTCCTTTCTGTGAAACCAGGTATTAACCGTTTTACTGCAAAAGGCAATGGAACGATTTCATTAAGATTTAATGCAGAGGTGATGGCATGAAGAATGGTGGATTTGAAGTATATTTTTGGAACTCTTTTCGAGAAATGTTATCGGATACCGATTTTACTAAAAAGAAGGTTGTTCATAGCCCATATTCTCGACAAGGTAATAAAATCCTTTCAGGATCTATCAAACAAGCGCAGAATGCAGTTAATGAGTTCACTTTCGTGCTTCCGATGCAAAATGATTTGTATCAAAAAATCATCCCTTTTCAATCTATCATTCAGGTAGTTAATCTATACGATGATGAAATTGAGTTCGAAGGTAGAGTTTTAACTATTTCAAATAAAATGACTAGTACAGGATTCGTTCAAGAGGTTGTTTGTGAAGATTTCTTATCATTTCTGCACGACAGCACACAACAATATCAAAAACTAAAAAACTCTGGCGCTGAAGCATACTTGAGAGAAATCTTGAATCAGCATAATGCACAAGTAGAAGATTATAAGCAGATTCGCCTTGGAACTGTAACAGTCAAGAGCTTGACGGACAAGCCTTGGAGATATCTAGGTTATGAACCTACCTGGGATACGATTAGAGAGCGGATTGTTGCTAATATTGGTGGATATCTTACTTTAAGAAGAGAATCTGATGGTTTCTATCTCGATTGGACCTCATCTATTGGTAAAAATCAAGATGCACCTATCCAGCTTGGGAGGAATATCAAATCAGCTTCTCGTGAGATTTCGTTTGATGGGATAGCTACTCAAATCATGCCGATTGGAGCGGATGAGAAGAATAGTCAAAACCAAATCAATGATAACAAGGAAGAACAAGGCTCTGATGTGACCAGGAAACAGATTGATATTTCATCAGTAAATGGTGGCAGAATATGGCTTGAAGATCCGGAATTAGTTGCTAAATTTGGGATCATTCGAAAACCTGTAATTTGGACAGAAATTGATAATGCTCAGGTCTTGAAAAATCGAGGTTTGCAATACCTTAAAAATCAAAAAATCGCCCTTGCAAAATGGACGGTTTCAGCTGTAGAAAGATACCTAATTGACTCAAGGTATGTTAAATTCAAAATCGGCAATACACATCCAATTTTGAACGCTCCGCTTTCAGGAATTGAGCGTTTGCAAATTATCGAGAAAAAGATTGATATCCTAAATCCTCAAAGTGTCGATTTGGTTATTGGTTCTAAGTCTCAATCGCTATCTGCCTATCAATTACAATCTCAAGAAGCGGTTGAATCAATTGAGCGAGTCAAAGTGAACCAAGAAATCGAACGTAGAAAAGAGAAGTTGACCTCTTTAACAAGCGAGTTGGAACAATTGAAGCGTGAGAATAAGCCAGAAAATGCAGATAAGATTAGGAATATTGAAATAGAAATAAATAAAATAAAAAAAGAAATCGGAGGTAATTAATGGCAACAGAAGAAGCAGAAGGACGTTTGAATTTATTTGATGACCCATCACCTCTTCCAGACACTAAGAATATTGCCATATTAGTTGACGGAATTCGGAAAAAAACAAGAGGCGCCGATGTTCGAGAATCTATCGCCAAAGCTCTTGAAGTTACATACGAGAATGCCTCAAAAGACGGTAATGCTAATATGGAAGTGACGCAGGCTAGAGGTGCGTTTAATTTCTTATACGATCGCTTAGCAAATATAGATGCACAATTAGGTGGGAAAGCTGACGCAGGTAAGATTACGGCTCAATTACAGAATATGGCTTCGGCAAGTCCAAAAGGTACGTATTCCAATTTAGCGAACCTAAAACAAGCCAAACCTAATGGTGACACAGGAACTTATATCACAACCGACAATAAGAACTGGAATTACTGGAACGGTTCAGACTGGATTCCTGGAGGGATATATCAAGCCTCGGCAGTCAGTCCTTATGATACCTTTGCTTTCGTTGCAGGTGATAAGCCAGTAAATTTCAACAACACTAACAAGACCATTGAAATCACTGGTACTAATACATATCTTTTGCAAGGTAAAGTAAATGTAATTACTAAAGAGACTGTAGCCTATCCAACATCGTCGTCTTGGGTTGTTATAGACACTACAACTAAAAAGATGAAAACTGCAGCCAATCCAGCAGCAACTGATATTATTGTCGGTGCGGTGTTTAATCCTCAATATTCAAAACCTCATATTACATTTAACGGGTATTTCACAATAGACAACACCTTACCTGTAAGCCCTGATGAAGTCGCAACATATTCAGAGAACATTATCTATTCACCACAAGGGAATATTATTTATGATAGCTCTACTAAAATGTTAAAATATCCAAGAATTAATGTGAAGATTGGAAAACAGGATAACTGGATTGATGCAAATGAGGTAACATTGAGCGGCAACGCAGGTTTTATAGTCCTGGACAAAACTCAAAGAAGAATTGCGTCAGGGGATGTTGTAGATACCAATTATGTTCTACTTGGCTATTATGATAATACTACTAGTCGTGTATTTCTCAATAGCTTTTCGATAGCTACTAAGACCAAAAAAATTGCTTGTCTTGGCGATTCTATTACTGAGGGAGTGAATGCTAACGGTTGGCAATGGCATCGTTATATTGATCAGTGGGCTAAAAATAATGGCATTGAAACAACTATTATCAACCTTGGAATTGGTGGAACATCAGTATGTACATCTAGCTATGTGACAGATACGCTTAAACCATTTGTCGATCGACTTGAAACGATTCCAACCGACGCTGATATTGTTACCATTTTTGGTGGCACGAACGATTGGGGGAATAATGCCACGCTTGGAACCATTGACGATACAGAAACCAGCACTTTTTATGGAGCTTACAAGCACATTTTAGAGTGGATAGCAACTAATCGCCCGAATGCTAAAGTAATAACTATGACGCCTTTGAAACGCTATTATAGAGGTAGTGGAACAACTTGGGTAAATGCTCAGACTACTCGAAACAGTAAAGGAAACTTGTTACAAGACTATGCTCGAGCAGTCAAAGAGGTGTCAGACTTGTATGCTGTTCCGTGTGTTGATCTGCACAATGACTCTGGGCTTAATCCGGTCTTGGAAATCGTCCGTACAAAATTTATGGGTGACGGATTACATCCAACAGCAGAAGGAAATAAGAGGATGTATCCGATTATTTTGGATAAGATGCGTCCTCTTTTAGAATACGATTGAGGAGGTGTATATGCAAATCGAATTTTTCAATTTTTTAAGAAGTGTCGTCAAGACCGAGGACGGACTTGTATTGTACGCTCTAGCTTTGATTGTCTCAATGGAGATCATTGATTTCTTGACAGGGACAATTGCTGCTATTGCCAATCCTGATATTGAATACAAGAGTAAAATTGGTATCAATGGCCTCCTTCGTAAGGTTTTAGGAGTACTCTTGCTGATGATCCTCATCCCGATGTCAGTACTCTTGCCTGAAAAGACAGGCTTCGCATTCTTGTACTCGATCTATCTCGGATACATCGCATTTACTTTTCAATCACTGATTGAAAATTACCGCAAACTAAAAGGAAATATCACTCTTTTCCAGCCAATCCTGAAAGCATTTCAGCGCTTGCTTGAAAAAGACGAAGATAAAAACAAAGGAGAATAACACATGCAACAAATCAATGAAATCATCATCAATGCAGCAATTAGCGTTCTTGTCGTTTTGGCTGGTATTGCAGTCAAATCAATCAAGGAATACCTGATTAAAAAAGGCGGTGAGCAGTCTGTCAAAATCGTTGAAATCTTGGCCAAGAATGCGGTCAATGCAGTAGAACAAGTATCAGCTGAAACTGGCTACAAAGGCGAAGAGAAGTTAGAACAAGCTCGAATTAAAATTCGGGCAGAGCTTAACAAATATAACATTGGCATGACGGACAAAGACCTGGACACATTCGTTGAGTCTGCGGTCAAGCAAATGAACGATGCCTGGACTGAAAAATAGATCAAGAGAACCTTTTTAGGTTCTCTTTCTTTTTTATTAGAAAGGAGGTAAGCATTTGAAAAAGGCCATTAAAAAAAATACGGACATTTGTGTGAATGTCCGAGATGGTGCTGACAAAGTAAGCGAGGAATTTTACTCACATGACAAGAACAACGCTTTTATTGACCTGACCTTGAACAGTATCGACGCTGAGAAAGTGACCGTCCTATTCCACTTCAAGAAAACAAATCGCTTTTTGGAAGTTGTCGGAGCGGTTGAAGATAAGCACGTTTCTATCCCATTTGATACATCGATGATCACAACCGACGAAACCGTGACAGGTTTTGTTTACGCTGAAAAAGACCTGCAATCTGCAGACCTTTTCAGATTCTCGTTTGGTGTGCGTGTGTCTGAAATCGACAAGCTCGACGGTGCTCCAGTCATCGAGAAAGAGACAAAGCGCATTGTGGCAGTAACAGACATTGTGACCAAGGCAGAATTAGAGGAAGCGCTGAAGCATATCAAGATTGAAGGTGCGACCTATGACGATTCAGAAGTCATCAGACGTCTAGCTTTACTTGAGGCAAAACAAATCGACACGAGCGGTTTTGCTACCAAGGAAGAGTTACAGAACATTTCACTGACTCCAGGTCCAAAAGGGGACAAGGGTGAAACTGGCGAACGTGGACCACAAGGCGATACTGGACCTAGAGGGACAGATGGTTTACAAGGTCCTCAAGGATTGCAAGGCATCCAAGGTGAACGTGGACGAGATGGAGAGCCTGGACCTAAAGGAGACATCGGACCTATTGGACCTCAAGGTTTGCAAGGTGAAAGAGGTCAAGACGGTCAGACTGGACCTCGTGGAGAACGAGGGGAACAAGGCCCTGCTGGCTTACCTGGACCAATCGGACCTCAAGGGCCTATTGGTTTGACTGGTCCGAAAGGCGCTGACGGTGTGGGTGTTCCACAAAGAATCAGCATCTCTGGGAATGTGGTAACTCTATCCGATGGCGGAGGAAGCATCACACTTCCAACCGCTGCACCATCAAATACAGGCAGTCAAGTATCTGAGTATGAAATCCACGGTACTGGCTTTCCCAATGGCAAGGTGACTGCACCAGTCGGTACGACATACGTTGATACCGCTGTAACAAGTGGAGCTCTCAAGTGGATAAAGAGACAAGGAAGCGGAAATCAAGGATGGGAGGTTCTCACAGGTGACACAGGTTGGAGAACTTTAAATATTAAATCTAAACTCGGAAACTCATATCTAAAAGTTAGACGAAAAAATGATGTAGTTACTTACCAATTTGGTGGTCTTTCTTGGGGCTGGTTCGGCGTCATTCGTAGAGGTGGCGTAGGATACGAGGCACAAGGGAGCGACAAAGAACGAAATTGCTACATTCTAGGGCTAGGTGGTGTTCCTGTCGGTTTTCGTTCTGAATCTTCTTTAATTGGTGGGATTTACAACGACAAGGGCACGCCATACGGAACATGGTACTTAGGTGGTTATGGAGACAGTAATATGTTGAGATTTCAGTTTACTGACCCTGTACCTACTGACCGTGATATTGGAGATATCCGTGTAAGCTCTATCTCATATTTAACAAGCGAGCCGTGGCCTACAACACTACCATAAGAAAGGAAAATAAAAAATGGATATTGATACAAGCAGATATAGAGAAGGACTTCCACAGATTGGATATGCTCCTTATCGTCAAATTCACGCTCACTCAACTGGAAATAAGAATTCAACAGCACAGAATGAAGCCGACTACCACATGCGCAGACCTGTTGAATCCGGCTTCTTCTCGCACGTTGTCGGCAACGGCCGTGTAATGCAAGTAGGGCCAGTAAATAACGGTTCTTACGACGTTGGCGGCGGTTGGAATTATGAATCTTATGCAGCAGTTGAGCTGATTGAAAGTCATTCGACAAAAGAAGAATTCATGGAAGATTACCGATTGTATATCGAATTACTACGAAATCTAGCAGAAGAAGCTGGATTGCCTGTTACTCTTGATACAGACGACCTTGCAGGAATTAAAACGCATTACTACTGTACATATCATCAACCTAACAACAATTCAGACCACGTTGATCCATACCCTTACTTAGCAAGCTGGGGTATTAGTCGTGAGCAATTCAAGCACGATATTGAGCATGGCCTGAATGTTGAACCAGGCTGGAAGCAGAACGACACAGGGTACTGGTATGTTCGAGAAGATGGCTCATATCCGAAAGAACGGTTTGAAAAAATCGACGACACCTGGTATTATTTTGATAACTCAGGCTATATGCTTGCTGAACGTTGGAAGAAGCACACAGACGGGAATTGGTACTGGTTCGATAACTCTGGGCACATGGCTACTGGTTGGAAGAAAGTTGCTGAGAAGTGGTACTATTTCGATGTAGAAGGTGCTATGAAGACAGGTTGGGTTAAGTACAAGGATACTTGGTACTATCTTGATGGCAAAGATGGTGATATGAAATCCAAACAGTTCATTAAGTCAGCCGACGGATCAGGCTGGTACTACCTAAAAGAAGATGGCAGCATGGCAGACAAACCAGAATTTACTGTCGAGCCTAACGGCCTCATCACCACAAAACAAAAATAAAGCATAGAAAGGCTTTCAAAATTTAATTACACTAAAACCGCTCAGTTTTTGAGCGGTCTTTTTTTGTTTTCTATGAAAGTTCTTTCGATAAGTAATTTTAGTATCCTTGATTGAAATGTTGGTGGTGTTGCTTATCATTAGTGTCCTACTCTTACTGTTTGTGCCAAACCTAACTAAGCAAAAGGATGCAGTGAATGACAAGGGGAAAGCAGCTGTCGTCAAGGTGGTAGAAAGCCAGGCAGAACTCTATAGTCTGGATAAAAATGAAGATGCCAGTCTAAGCAAATTACAGGCAGATGGACGTATCACTGCTGAGCAGGCAAAAGCCTACAAAGAATACCATGCAAAACAAAATACAAATCAAACAGTTGCGGATTAAGGCTTTTACC